TCTTTCTCCTCACGCAAGCGTACAGTTAACCAATCGTCTGCCATATTAATGGCCACGAGTGGCACTCCGTAGGCTTTCGCCAACAATACTTTAGAAGTATTAGTGTTCGACCTGTACATCCCCGCCATTCTAGCTCTAACAAAGTCCCTGTGGGTGGGTATTCTACTCACGTAGTACGCCCCACACCTCTGGTTCGTTGTAGTAGAGAATACGGCTGCCCGTAGACTCTTTACTAGTTTAGGTAAAAATGACCTGTCTATTAGTGATCTGCACAGTTTTTCTGCGTACGCCCTGACTCCTGGAAAGGACTTGTTCTTATCTTCTTCTATTCTTTCGGAGATAGAGGTCTGTTTTTCTTCTACCAATATCTCATAACTTAAGCTCTTTTGGCTTATCTCGTCGCTAAGCCCGCCCAGCGACGTATGTGTAACTGCTATTACATACAAAGTATTATAATCTGTGTTCCAGACATCAGCTGTGTGTTGCAGTTGTGTATACAAAATATTTTCTATAACGTGCTTGTCACCGCCACGTTCCAATATTTCAGAGGCACGGTCCAATTGTGACTTAAGGTAAGCTCTCAGGTTATTCGGTAAAGCCGACTCAGTCGGACCATGTACAAAAGTTGCTACAGATCTGGCTAGATATTGACTAGATGTTTTAGCTCTGTGGTCGACACGTAAAAACTCAGCTATGGCACCAAGGAAGCACTTAGTCTTCTGAAACCTAATATTATATATTTTGGCTCGGTGCTCGAGGGTAACTATTTGTTTCATATTCTTTACAGACATTAATACATCATCACCATAGTGCGTACTGACTACATTCAACCCATCCAAACAAACATCAGTATAAATCTGATTAAGTATGGTATTCATTACAGTCGTAAAGCGCCAACCTGATAGTAATGTCCCACTGGCTTTATATTGCGAATTATTAACCACATCGTTAATATAGCATTCATCCAGTGATCGTATTACCCAACCTAGAGCTGTTATCTGGTCAGGCACCATGTCATTACTAAACACTGAATGATAAGCACGGAGCACCGCCTGCATGCTACCATTACTATGTTGAGAATTAAAATCTTCAAAATCAAAACAAAAAGGAGTACCATTAGATAGAACCTGTTGTACCGTTTTTGCCACGCTCTCTTCATTGGCAGATTGTCCTATCGGAAACTTTTCTGATAACATTTCTTCAATATTGGGCATACAGTATCCTGCCATAATAAAACTAGTAGCATCCACCCCGTAGATAGCTCTCTGTTTACCCCATTCATATTTCGTTGAAGACCATGCTACCATTTCTGCTTTGCGCCTTGAAAATTTTGAAAATGGGTATGCCGGCATACGGTTGAAAGAATAGAATTTGTGTTTTAGTGACCGGTCACTAGCGATGTACTCTTTGTCTTCTTCATATTGAGAGTGATACGCCCCAGTAGGTGACCAGGCCCACCGCATAGCCCAGTAATCTTCCCATAAAGTCCGCTTGGGTTTAGCACCTCTATCACGAATTTGTTGAAACAGTAATACAGCCCTGGAAAATACTTCTGCTTCACCAACGTTACATAAGTTAGGGTTAGTCCTGTTTTCTCGTTCCTGCGACCAGTTAACTGCCCCTAAACCTCTATTCACTAATACTTCAAACTCAAAGAAAGGAGTCAAATCAACACTAACATTATTCTGAAGAGCCTTAAGTCTGAGAGAAAATTCATCTTTAATCTTCTTAGCAAATTGCTCTATACTTTGAAACTTCCATGTCCAGATAGAACTCTTCGAAATCAAATCGGCAATATGCTCAGGCAAACTAGCAGTCCAAGTAAGTAACCCAACAAAGAGTGCCTCTTGCATACCCAGGCCACTTAAGGTATTAATTAGTTGCAAAATCCAGGTCCTGCCTTTCGCTGTAAAGAAGTCCAATCCTAGTCGCCTTACTTCATAGATAGAAACATGTCTGAGATGTGCAGAAGATACTCTGGAGGTTGGAGGTTCCGCAGACCCATCGAGCCATTTCTTTACTAAAGAATTGGGTCTGTATACATAATTTGCTTTCCTATCCCCAGCGTGTGTTAGGTACAAAGCATATCTAAGTATTTCACCCCTGGTTACGTATCCATATGAAAAAAGGTTTGGACCGAATTGGATCCTAGACAGTCTCAAGTTGTGAGGTTCATTTAAACATCGAAAATCATAATTATTATCTAAATAAAGTAAAGTAAGATTTAAACCAAATACTGGTTGACATAGTAAAGGTATTGAAACTCCTTCTAGATTATAATAATAAGTGCCTGTCATGCACACACCAGGTATAATATCATACAGATTATGTGTTGAGTAATCAAAAGGTACAGAAATAATTGAGTGATCAGTTATTATTACTGATGTTGGAAAAGATATGTTCTTAAAGGAGTGTCTATTCTTGGCTTTCAATTTGCCATTTACTTTTATCTCATTTAAAGTTCCAGACGATGAGCTAATGGTACCGGTCACCTGGACTTGGTTTTTAAAAGATGCATCGGACTTACCAAGCCTGCTTGTGCCATCAGGTGTTAGGATATCTACACCAACAGTATCTAGCCTCGCTAGATCCCTCTTAGTCACTCCTGTCCCGCAGGAGTCAATGACTGATCGCCAGTCGACATTGTCGGTGGTTCGCCAGGAACCTCCTCTTTCAAGTCTAACTGCGGTTTGACACTTGGGATTGGTATGCCTGACCTCACCATGTCGAAGTGAAAAAACGATTCATCAATATTGTAGTTACCGAATACAGCAACCTGGTAATGCTGTACGTCTGTAACCACAGTTTTGAAACTTCTCACGACATGATGACTAGTTATGTAATCACTGCACCTGGGAGCCCAGTGATCAACTTTTTCAACAGGGTAGCTGTCAGACCTAGTCCAAATAAACTTACATTCTATGCCGTTTCTGTTGTCAATTGGGTCACCAAATTCGTGTGCCCTAGGTCGTATAGATTGTAGTTTAAAAGTCACTTGGTTGTCTTCGGCCCTTGGTAACACCGGTGGTGTTGCTATACTGACATTATTGGCAGCAAAGGATCTATGTTCACTGTTGGAAGAAGTACTTAAATAGTGGACATCAAACCCTTGCCACCTATTGACCACCCCCAGCGCCCATAAGTCAAAGAACTCATAAGAAAGGTCAAATCTCAGATTGTTCCTAGCCCGTTCTGGCCCACATAATAGAAAGCTTGATGCGTACGGAGTATTGCTTAACAAGCTCCCGGATCTACCTACTACCAGGGCAGCGCAGCCAGGGATTACTATATTGTTAAAGATTAAGCTGTTATTTCGTTCTTCATAACCGTAGTCAGCCATATGGTCGATATTAATCCGACCAAACCTAACACGATTTTTATGGTTTACTGAAATACCAGTGGTCAAATAGGTCCCGGTTTGTGAGTATATAGGTACCGTGACTTTTTCTCCTAATACAGCTGAAACTATGACAGGCTCACGATTAAATGTTTCAATGGCCGTGTCGTCGGGGTAAGCCAATGACCTTAAAAGTTCTATGGAATTTTTCTTATTTATCTTAAACAAATACTCGCCCCAATACCAAGCCGTGTTTCGTAATAATGAGGTACATAAAGAGGATTCACTGTAAGCTTCAGCCTTCTGATACGCTGTTAACGCATCAGCACTGAGGCAAACGGCCTCACCTTCCATGAGAAAGGGAAATACCGCTCTTTTCAAACCCACCTTCGGTAGACTGAGCGTCCTATGCAACCCAGTCCACCAATGCGCCTCAACCGTCTCCGTGGCTGGGTGTGCGAGCCAATTGACAAGGTAGTTTTGTGCACATAGTAAGTCTTCATAATACCTATGATTCATGACCAACTTATTGATTAATGTTTTAACCATAGTACTGGAATAGGTAAGGCCTGCTTGTGCATCAATGGGGTTTACGTGATAAGCGTATACTTCTTGCTCACCGATTTCCAAATCTAAGTCTTGATCAATGAGAAAGGGACTAGTCCTTTTATTTCCAGACAATATTTTATTTAATATTTTTATTTCATCTCTTGTCATACCAGAGCAATTGAGATAACCTTTCCTATTCGCGACTGAGTCAACAGCGGCGTCATTGAGGGGTATTTGATAATCACCTGCTACTAGGACACGTAAATCTAGTGAGCTAGTTTGTACCATTATAGGATCCCTTAAAAACCGGTTACTCTTGAAGCCAAAGTGACTACCAAACTGTAATCCACTCTGAGAGTGACCATCATCATAAGTATACATCTCCCATATTTGTACTGGCATTACTAAAACGTAGTCAGATTCATTAAACTGACGTCCCTGAGCAGTAAGTGCTGCCATCGCCCTTTGACTATCAGATACCCACTGTGATAGTCTACCTGCCAATTCGAGTAGATATTCTGACACTTCAGGACACCCCATCTGCTTCGTAGTATCAACCAAATACTTACGCAGTTCAATCATAGTTTCATAAGCGTCGTTACGCTTGATACCATTAGCTACCGCATATCCTATAACTATGTCGTAAGTTGTGTATGTGTTCTTTTCATAGAATAGGGCTTTGTAGTAAGTAATTAAGGCAGAAACTAAAACTGATGTAGCGTTATCATAGAACCCGCTAGCCATAATTGCATTAAAGTACCTGCCTATCCTGGCTTCTTTAATTTCTGTGGCTACATTAAGCTCTTTTAGGCGTCGTTCTATCATAGAAGGGCTAGGTACCCCTTCTGTAGTTAAATAAGCCCTGTTCATACCAAAGACGGACGCTTGAACAGTAGCGGTCCTAAAGATTTGTTTGCTACCATATATCGTACCAATTGAACTGCAAGTTGTGGGCCGGCGCATCCTAGGGGTAAAGCCTAACCCTAATTGGGCTACTTGCGGTAAAGCCACTTCATTTGGGACTAAAGGTGTGGGCAGTTCACCTTGAGCCGGTCTCTCTCCGGCACTATTCCCTGACAGGTTAGGAGCTACTAACTTCCTGTCTTTTATAGTGTGGTATCCGTTGATACCCACAGTAACAGCTGAGGTTAATCCTAACCTCAACTCTGTTTTAAGGAGGAACTGTCCTTTTGTGAATTCTGTAAATTT